TACTCCACGTATTGTGGATATGATTGTTGTAGGAAGAAAAATTCTCCAGTTACTGCCTTGAACAAGTTAATATTCTTTTCGGTAGACGATGCAATAAATGAAACATTTGGCTCCATATGATTGCTGTGCATTTCAAAGTCCTCCAGCGAGTTGTATAATAAATGCGTTAGCACACTCACCGCGGAGCACACAATATCCATGCCCAACTTCGCATATCCACTATGTCCAGTTATACTTAATATAAGGTTCTTCTCATTTAACTCTGTGTTAATTTTAATCATAATTACTTTACACCTCCTACGCTGTCTAGCAGCAGTGCACTTTTACTTTTCTTACCCTTCACCCATATATAAACACCCTTCTCCAAATTTTCCTTGATGCGAGTGTACATGTGCGCAAATACTAATACTTTAACATTTCCCGTTGCAGTGTTTAGTGTTACAAATGCCATTTCTTTTCCATTTTTCTGCTTTGTTACCGCCACTTCAAATATAATTCCGTACACTGTACAGTTGGTTTCGTCTTCCACTTTCTCAAAGTCTTGACCCTTACCTTCCATTGGGTGTCGTGTTAAATATATTCCTAAGCTATCGAATTCGTAAATGTGGTCGTAGCCATCTGGGTGCATTGGAAGAATTACGTTATTCTTAATCTCCGTCTTCTTCCTCAGTAACATATCAACTTGCCAAAGCATGTAGTTCCTTTTCTCACCTGTCCAATCCATTGCGCCACATTTAATTAAATTCTTAACATTTGTGTTATTTAATAATTGTGTATCGCGGCGCAACATTAGGTCGTCTAAGCTTGTGAATGGGCGCTTCTTGTATATATCTTCCAGCGTCTTGTCACCTATTGTGTTAATAGTTGTTATGCGGTATTGAATACCTTCTTTGGTTGGCACAAACTTATCTGTTCCATAGTTTATATTTGGTGGAAGAATTTTTATTCCTAACCTTTTTGCTTCAGATATTAGATTTGCAACTTCATCTGTTTCACCTCCGAATTTAGTCATCAACGCAGAGTAGAATTCGATAGGAAAGTAACATTTTAACCATGCTGTTTGGAAGGCTACAATCGCGTAAGCAGCTGCGTGAGACTTATTAAAACCATAAGCTGTTGCAGCAACAACCATGCTTTGCCAAACTTCCTCAAGCATGTTTAATTCATACCCTCTTTCCACTGCGTTGCGTATGAATAACGCGTGCACAGCCTCGTCTTTAGCAAGATTCTTATTCTTACGAATATTCTTGTCTGCAAACGCCAAATCCCATCCTGCCAATACTTTTGCATCAAGCAAATATTGTTCTTGATAAACATGTAATCCAAATGTTTCCTCCATGTAATACATGCGGTTTTGGTGAACGCTCCACTCTTTACCTGCTCTTCTTAATAAATACTCTTCAAATTCTGTGTCTGGGCGTATTAATGCGTTAATTGCGATTAGGTCTAGGAAATTACGCGGCTTTTGTTTAACCACCTTATCTCCTTGATTTGCAAGTTGGAAAATTCCACTTACATTCCCCTTAGATAGCATATCATATACCTTTTCATCATCCCTGTCAATAGTATTCCAGTCAATAGAAATACCATGCAAGTCTTTTATACTCGACAATGCGTCACTTATTACAGAGATTGTTTCCAAGCCAAGCACGTCAAATTTATAAAAACCGTTTGTCTCTACTTCATACTTATCCATCGCAATAATATAATTGTCGTGATTGTCTTTATCTCTCTTTACTGGTGCGTAACGCGCTAAGTCTTCGTATATTACAACCCCACCTGCGTGCACACCCTCATGACTGATTACATTTTCCAACACTTTTATTACTTCTAAGTATGTGTGCGGTGCGTAACCTTCAATAGTTGAATTTAATGCGTCGCGTAACTCTGCGTTTTTACTCATTTCTTCCTCAATACTAGTACTGTCGTCACTAAGCAATTTGCTTATGGCGTTAATTTTGTATTGTTCCCAACTAAATGCAGACAGTACTTTGCGTAGAACCGCCTTTGGTGTCATTCGTCCGAATGTGACTACGTGGGCAACGTTCCTCTTGCCATATTTCTCCTGCAAGTCTTTGAACACTGCGTCTTGATTACTGAAGTCGGCGTCATACATACGCCACTACATATCCCTATGTAGATTAGACTATCTCTTTACCCTCGTCTTTACGTTAGGGTATTCGGCACTTGGGGTGGTAGAATAGTTCCACCCTACGAGGCATCCCTCTAGTCGTTACATGTTCTTATGCTAAAACCTTTTTTATCAATATGATATTTGTTTAAAGATGCGTATTTTCCACCTAATTCTTTACCTAATCTTGATGCTTCATTTATTGATTTGCATTCTTTTATTAGAATTTCATCTTTATATAAGCTACAATTTGTAAAGTTTCTTATTGGTGTTCCACCGTTTGTATAATGATGATGTAGATTTTCTTTGTGTGTTACCCATTCTAAATTTTCTACATTATTGTTTATTACATTTCCATCAATATGGTTTACTTGCGGTTTATTATCTAAGTTTGGAATATATAGAGTTGCAACCAATCTGTGAACCAACCAACGCTCCCTCAATCCATTTTTACTAAGGTCAATCATTCTATATGCGTTATTTTTTCCTCTGAAAGTTGATAACTCTTTTCCTGATTTAATAGATATTACTTTTCCATCTTCATACACTTCATAATCTTTATATCTCATTTTATCTGTCTCCTTATTAAACTTATTATTTGATACAGACATTATAACATATAATTAGTTTTAACACAAGCTTCACACGGTATTAACTGTTCTAGTTTTTCACCGTTAGCAGAATTTCTTCCACACCGCATTTACTATTTGCGTTCACCGAACTTAAACTAATATGTTTCTATATTAGGCGACTATAATTAATCTGGCTGTCTTCCATCAACAAGAAATCTTTCAAATAATAGATTATATCTTGCTGGGTCTACCTCTGACATGTTAGTTGCAAACACTACTTTACTTCCGCATCCACTTCCACGTCCTGGCGAAACTAGTTCTCCACGTTTCTTCGCGGAAGAAATGTAATCTTGAACAATAAGAAAATAGTCACTATAACCATTTCTATCAATTACATCTAATTCGTATTGTAAGTCTTTCGCGTATTTCTCATATTTCATTTCTTTCATTCCAGCCATTATTTTCTTTGCAAGCAAACTTCTACTTGTCTCGCCAGCAGGAATGTTATAATATTTCGGCAATCTGTTTGTTGGAGCGAGGACTACGTTGCATTTATCTGCAATAATAGATGTGTTATTAATTGCCTTATCTAACGAGTACTTGTCCATGTAAGACAATTGTTCACGCATTTCCGCCTCGTCTTTTACATAGAAGTCTTCTGTCGAGAATGAATAGCGTTTTTCATCATTCATTTTCTTTTTCATCTGCATTGCGAGAAGAACTTCGTGTGAGAATGCGTCCTCTTTGCGCGTGTAGTGCACGTCATTTGCGACAATTAACTCAATATTTAAACTGTTACCGTTGAATCTCTAGGTAAAAATCCTCTCCAAACTGCTCCTTCATCTCTCTTGCAAGCGACATGGCGTCTATTATGTTACCGTGCATTATGTGTCGTGGTATTGTTCCTGCAAGACATGCAGAAGTAACAATTAAACCCTCCTTCATTTCGTATAACTTTTCATACGTTATGCGTGGGCGCTTGTAGAAGTTGCTGAAATTGCTGAACTCCAACAATAACAACATATTTTCCATACCTTTATTATTCTTCGCCAATACTACTAAATGGTTATTACCTCCATCAGGTGCTTGAATGTAGAATTCACACCCTATTATTGGCTTTATACCTGCTTTATTACACTCCCTCACCAACTCATACACGCCAGACATGGTTCCGTGGTCGGACAAACCCAGTGCGGTCTGCCCTAACTCAACAACTCTATTAACCATGTCTGCTATGCGTGATGCGCCGTCGAGAGTACTGTATTCACTGTGTACGTGTAAATGTACGAATGACATAGTCTTCCCTTCTTTCTTAGTAAATTTCTACTATCTTTTCTCCCATGCGTATTGCAGCGTCTATCATGTTTTTATATTCTAGCATTTCTCTTTCTGTTCCAGTTTTAACACGGAATGAAGATGAAGAGTGTGCTTTTGTTGCCCATAATATGTACACTTTATTTTCGCTTTGAGAAATGTTATAACTTATTATTGCATCTGTTGTAGTTCCCGTCATTAACCAAATCACGTATTTATTCCTCCATTTTCTATTAGTCTATTTAAATACCATCGTGCCTTCTCTAAATCCTGCACACCCGCTTTATTCTTCCACCTACACATGTACTTTAACACCTGACTAGTCAGCATTGCCTCTATTTGAGACAGCGGCATACTCATTACTACTGATTCTAGCATGTCGATTACTTCAAATTTTCCTGCGTTATAGTGTGGTGGCTTGTTCACCATATCCACTGTTACAGCAATTTCTTTTCTTTCCATCGTTCAATCAACTCCTTTCGAGGAATGGACTCTGCGTCTTCTCCCTCATTCATGTGTACCTTATATATGCGACATTTGTTCTTTAACATTTTTACCGCGGAAGAGGTTGCTTTGCGTCCTGCATCATCTCCATCAAAACATAACACCACATCTTTTCCAGATTTAATAATTAATTCATATTGTGGAATTGTAATATGTGAGCCAAACACGCACACCGCAGTAATTGCAACTTCGTGCCATGCCATCACATCCTTAATACCCTCCACCAGTACAATGAACTCATCTTCATTTGTTACTCTGTCGAGATTGAACAACATCCCCCCAAAGTGTATATGGCGCGGTTGAAGACTCCATTTAGGAACACTACTGTCGGTGGCGCGTAACGCGTACCCAACATTCTTACCTTCATACCGTATTGGGAAGGAGAGATAATTGTTTAAGTAATACATACTTCCATTACGCGAAGTGAGTTGTACGCGCGGAACAAGTGTTACTTCAAAGTAATCCAGCGTTTCTTTTTTGAACGAGGCATACTCTTCAATTGTTTTATGTTCCACTTCCTCGAAATGAAATTCTTCAAACTCTTCCATTTCTTTCCGAATAAGCTTCTTCCATTTTGTAAATTCTTTTTCATGTTTTTTTAATTCCTTCTTTGTTTCTTCTTCGTTTATCTGCAAGTTAAATAATTTACTAATCATTTTAATAGCATAAGTGAAAGGTTTATCTTCCATCGCCATTACAAAGTTGAAAACGTCTCCGCTTACACCACACGAATGGCAATAATAAATTCCTTTCTCCTTATCCATTACAAATGAGTTATGATTTTTTCCACCATGCATTGGACATGCTAGGCGTATTTGGTCACCACTATCAACATAATCAAGGTTATATGCTGACATAAGAAGTTCCACATCAATTTTACCCGCAACACTTTCTATTGCACTCATTAATGCGCCTCCTTTTGAAATAGAATGTTCTTATAAAACATAATATTAATTGGGTCACAATCACTCGCACCGTTACGTTGATATTTTATAGAGAGTACTTGATTTCCATTGTCAATACCAGACTCACTAATTTGCTTGTCGCTTTTATTAACAAGAAATAATAGTTTTGTTGCCAGTTGTAATATTCGGTAAGAGCCGCCGATTGAGGAAGCGTCTTTGTCTACTTCACCCAAGTTAGTTCTGTTTGTTTGCGCGGCAGTAACTACAGGAATACTAAGTGTACTTGCAATATCTTTCAGTCCAGACGTAAAAAAGCCTAGTGCTTGATATTCCTGCATCTTATTCAAGCTGCTCATGTCGCCGCTTGGCACTTTGATGTAGTCGAAAAATAACGCCTGAATACCATGTTGTATTTGAAACTTTCTTGCAATCGCGGTAACTTTTTCGATACTGAATTGCGTCATTTGAATGTGAAAGTAATTACCAAGCTTTAACTTATCGCGCGCCGCCTTAATGCGAGCTATCTTGTCGTCAGCCTTGCCGAATGCAGAGTCTAACACGTACATTCCACTTACTACCTCGTTGTGCGGAACTTGCGAGAGCCGAGAGAGTATTCTATCTTCTTGCTCTCTATGATTCATCTCAGTATCGATGTAGAGCACAGGAACCTTACCCAAAATTGCCAAGTTCGCTGCCCAATTAGTTAGCATTGCTGATTTACCTGTCTTGCTTTCTGCGGCGAGAACTAACAAGTCGCCAGGCATAAGTCCATTAGTGAGTTTGTCCATTTCTGTAAAACCTACCTCAAGTCCTGGTATTGTTTCAGGTGATGCCTCGCGCGCTGCAAGTACTTCATCTGTCTCCTCACCCATTTTATACACTTCCGAGGTTGTTGACATTTGAATACTCAAGTCGCCCAACTTATTCTCAATCGAAGAGACAAGCTCTGATGGGTTTAACTTCTCGCTGGAAGATGAAAGCATAAGTTCTTTGCCTGATTCACATATGTCAAACAACGTTCGACGAACGTACGCCTGCTTGACTTTCTCACAGTATATCTTAATATTATCTTCCATTAC